ATGGCAATCACGAGGATAGGATCAGAAGAAACCTATGGGCAAGGTCTCCAGAGATGGCAGTATTAGATAGCAACAATCCTGATGAGTTACTGGGGCTTATGAAACTAGAAATAGACAGAGTGCCCAAAGAGAACTCACTTTTAATTAATGGCAATTATCAGATAATGCACGGTGAGTTAGTTAGCAAACATTCAGGATGGACAGCTAAAGCTCATTATGAGAGATTCGGGGGAAACGGTTTAATCGGTCACTGTCATAGGGGCGGTGTTTATTATAAAAACTCTGCCAAACTGAACGGATGGACTGAAAACTATTGCGTATGTGACTTACATCCGAGCTATGTCAAAAACCCTGATTGGATGAATGGCTTCACAGTTATAACATTCATTAAAGATTTGTTCTATGTTGAGCCGGTGCCGATATTCAATAACAGATTTATCTATGGTGGTAAATTATATGAGTAACCCAAAACACATACCAGAAGAAAACATACTCACTGATGAAGAATATAATCATCTTGTTTTTGTACTTGGTACGCAGATAGATGGGGTATTGGAATTGTTTAATTGCTATGGACTCGGGTCATATATTCCAGGAGTTAAAGCGGAACTCTTTACACTAGCTGAGAATTTTGGACAGGCTGTGCGTGGGGATAAGCATAAGCCGATACACGTAATTAGTGAGCCTTTACGTAGAGCAGTATAATGAGCAGGACTAATCGAAACAAGCCTTATCACCATTACGACACAGGTATTCCGGGTTGGTATAAGAAAATCACTATTAGGATGCGTAGACACAAACAAAAGCAAGCCGTTAAAGACGGTAAAGAAATACCGGTAGGAAAGAAGAACAATAGTTATTACTGGTAAGAATATGGTACAGAAAGGAAACGTTATGATCAATGTGGAAAGAAAAACAACGATATCTTTTAATGGTGAGGATGCTTGGCAATTAACCAAATTAGCTGCTTATGTTATCGAAGTAATCCGAACAGGGACTTCACAGGGGGACGGGCAAGATAAAGAAACGCTTGAGGAATTAAAAATATTTGCGAATAGATTTTCCTTTGTTGTACCCAATAATAGCTTAGTATAGAGTAGGCAAGTTATGATACCAGCAAGCTGTTAAATTGGGGAATGAAATCCCGATATTTAAAAAGCGTGATGCTTATGAATACTGGTAAGAATTACTGCAATAAGAGTAAATAATACTACAGTGGTGGCGTAATAGGTAGACGCAATATAAAGCAAACGCCACACGGTACAGAGTAAGTAGGATTTAATATCCGAATCTGTTGGGTAGATAGGCAGGGGCGGGGGCTTATCAAATAAAGGTAGTTATGATACGTATAACGGTATTAGATAATGCAGTATTTAAGGTGTGGGATAGACTGAATAAAGTATTCGCACGTGAGCTATGGAATTACGTCACGCCTGATAAGTATAAGCAGTTTGAGAAAGACTTTAACGACCTGATAATAAACAAATGGCGAGAGTATGAGATAAATAATTAAGCGGCAACTCCTAAGAGCAACCGCTTAACTTCGACTATCTTACACTACACTTATATTATAATACTATGAGTAAGTAATGTCAAATGGAAACAATTATGGAAAAACTAACACAAAAACAAGAGACATTCTGTCTTAATATCTTTAAAGGACTAAGCCAGAGAGAGGCATATATACAGGCTGGCTACTCAACTAATAATTCTACTGTTGTACAAGACCAGAATGCTTGTGTCTTATTAAAAAACAATAAGGTTGCAATAAGGCTAGCGGAATTAAACAAAAAGACAGAAGATGCCGCTATAGCTGATAAAAAAGAGTGTATGCAGATATGCACTGAGATAGCTAGGGCTTCACTTACTAACTTTGTAGAAGTCGGTCAAGACGGTGCATGGTTTAATATAGATAAAACTAATCTAAACAGTCGTGCTATTCAGTCAGTACAAAGTAAAACCGTAGTAGGTAAAGACGGGGCTGATGATGCTGTATTTATAAGAGTTAATTTACACGACCCCTTAAAAGCTATTGACCTTTTAAGCAAGCTAAGGGGTGATTACTCGGATGGTACAAATGTCAATGTAGATAATCGAACTATTAATGTTATTGTTGAGAGTAAAGAGCAGAAGTTAATAACAGACGCTTTAACAAGTGGTGAGTAAATGTGGAAATTAAAACAACACGGATATATGAAGAGAACGCTCAGGCGTGGCTGAATAGAGCTAAGGGTATTCGAAGGGCTTTGAATGAGGGTGGCACTTCATCTACCAAGACATATTCAATACTTCAAACATTGTATTTAATCTTGACATATTCCAAGAAGCCTTTACTGGCAACGGTAGTATCAGAATCATTGCCACAATTAAAGAAAGGCTGTATAAGGGATTGGTTTGATATACTCGGTGAATCGCAGGATAACAACCCATCTTATAACAAGACTGACCATATCTATACATTCGGTTCTAAGTCTCAGTTAGAGTTTATGGGAATGGATGAGATAGGGAAAGAACGTGGACCGAGACGTGACATCCTATTTTGTAATGAGGCTAATAACTTAAAATGGGAAGTAGTCCAGGGTTTAGATGTAAGAACGAAACTATTTACATTTGTTGACTGGAATCCGACATCGGAGTTTTGGGCACACGAGAGATGGATAGGTAAACCTGAGAACGCTTATATACACTCGACATACCTTGACGCTCTGAACGTCTTACCTATTGAGGTAGTCAAGAACATCGAATCAAACAAGGATGACCCAAACTGGTGGAATATATACGGACTAGGTAGAATCGGAAAGATTGAAGGACTGGTTTATCCTTTCTTTTCGCAGGTAGACAGTTTACCGGATGGCGACACATTCTACGGATTAGACTTTGGATATTCAAATGACCCAACGACACTTGTTAAATGTGTTATCAATGGGGATAAGTTATATTGCCAAGAGCTTATTTATGAGACTGGTTTAACTAATGATATGATAGCCAATAAGTTTGACGAGGTTGGTGTCAAGCGGAACTATGACGAGATATTCGCAGACGCAGCAGAACCCAAATCTATCGAAGAAATCGCACGATATGGGTATAACATCAAACCCTGTCCTAAAGGGGCTGACAGTGTCGAATATGGGCATCAGAGAATAAAACAATATAAACAGTTCTGGACTAAGGATTCTACGCTGTGTATTAAAGAGCAAAGAAACTTTCGATACATACGGGATAAAGACAGCAAACTAACCGATAAAACAACTCACCAATGGAGCCACGGTATGGATGCCAGACGGTATGGAGTTATCGGAAAACTATTAGAAATAAAACATAATCCACTCGGTATATGGTAGGAGTATTAAATGTTAGAGAAATTAAAAGAGCGGATATTCTATTCAATGATGCCTGCCAATATGAAGGCAAAGCCACACCCATTCGATACGTTATCATTACAAAATGCAGGGCAGCCAGTCTATACAGAAATGACGGTTAAAAAGGCAACTCGTGAGGGATATAGGCTATCTATCTTTGCTTATAGGTCAATACGTACGATTGTGCAGGCTGTCTCTGGCATCCCGTGGATTGTATTAGATAAGAATATGGAAGAGATAAAAGACCATCCTTTTACTTATACGTGGGCACATCCCAATAAACAATTCTCAGGGCAGGATAATATGGAGTTTATAGTTGCTCACCTCAAATTAGTGGGCAATTCTTTGGTCCAACCTTTAATAGTAGGTGGTGTTCCTAAAGAGTTCTGGATGTGTATGCCAGATTTAATCAAACCTATACCGTCAAAGAAGGCGGGAGAGTGGATAAGTGGATATGAGGTAACGACAACAGAAGGTAAAATGTATGAAGTACCTGCTGAGCAGTTTCTACACTTTATGCAGTTTGACCCTGGTAATCCATATTGGGGAGTTGGAGATTTACAGGCTGCTGCCAGAACGGTAGACACAGACAATGAAGCTCAGGACACGCAGAAGATTCAACTTCAAAATAGGAACGTACCTCCGGGTGTATTCCAATTCGACCAAACATTAGACGAGGCACAAGGTAAAGAAGCTCAAAGGCAAGTTAAAGAGAAATTCTTACAGAAGTCTAAACGTGGTGAGCCGTGGGTACTCGGTGGTGGTTATAAGTGGCAACAGATGTCACTTACACCTCAAGAGATGGATTATATCAATTCACGCCTAAGCAATAAAAGAGATATAGCAGCAGCGTTTGGACTCGACCCGTGGTGGTTAGGAGACAGAGAACATTCGTCCTTTAATAATGTTGAGCAGGCTAAGAAATCATTATACGAGGATACAGCTATTCCCCTTTTGGATGATGTAAGGTCAACACTTAATTTGAAAATAGCACCGATGTACGGTGATGATATTTATATCACTTATGACACTTCTAACGTGTCCGCATTGAGAGATGACTTCGGAAAGAAAACAGAACAGGCTAAGACGTTATGGACTATGGGTGTTCCGTTTGTACAGATAAACGATAAACTGGAATTAGGTTTAGAAGAGTTTGAGGGATGGGACAATTCATATCTACCTTTCAATCTCGCACCGTCTGGTTCTTCTGCTTTATCCGGGGAGACCGAAATCGTTAAGACTAAGGCGGTTAATCTTAACACTGAAGAAAAGAAATCAATGCACTGGAAAAGGATAGACAATCGCAGGGTAGCGTGGTGGAATGTAGTACAAAAGAGAACGCTTCCACTTTATGAGGCTGAGGGCAAAGCAGTTATAAAGGCTGTGGGAGGCTCTGAGGCGGATATTAAGGCAGCTATTAATGGGCAGTCGAAGGAATGGTTGAAAACAATAAAAGCCGTCTCCACTGTCATTGTAGAGGACTTTGGAAAAGAGATAGAAGATGACCTCGGTGGTAAGGGATTTAGTCCTACTGAAAAGAAGTGGACATTTGACCCGTTTAGTGCTGCCGTTCAGTTATGGGTTACCAATCACGCAACAGAGAGCGTAACATCGATACTAGGGACTAACCTAGAGGATGTTAAACGTATTATAAAGAATGGGACAGATAACAATCTTTCTAACGTCCAGATAGCTAAAGAGTTGAGACAGTTTTATGATGACCAGTCTGCTTGGAAGGCTATGAGAACAGCTCGAACGGAGACATCACAAGCCGCAGGATATGGGCAACGTGAAAGTGCCAGACAATCGGGTGTAGTTAGAAAGAAATTATGGATTAGTTCAAGAGATGAACGGGTAAGAGACGAACACGCAGCATTAGACACAGGCAAGGGCGTTCCTTTTAATGAGCCGTATTCTAACGGTGAAATGTATGTAGGGGAACATTCTATCAATTGCCGATGTGTTGAAGGATATTTGACTTAGGAGGTTATTCAGTGGAAAGAAAAACAGTAAAATTTGAAGTTAAAGAAATAGATGAAGAAGAGGGCACGTTCTCAGGCTATGCCTCTACCTTTACAAATGTACCTGATTCATACGGTGATGTAGTGGATGCAGGGGCGTTTAAAAAGACAATTAAGGATTCAGGTAGCAGGGTTAAGATATTATGGAATCATAGTGTTATGGAACCTATCGGCAAGCCAACGGAATTATCTGAGGATAGCATAGGTTTATTGGTCAAAGGTAAGTTGACATTGGGTGTTCAAAGGGCAAGGGA